AGCAGAAGAAAAAGCAGGTATGGAAGCAGAACTTAAAGTACTAAAGTCACAGAAAATGGAATTGCAAGTGTCTGGTAGTAGAGCAAGAGGTGGCCCAATGAGTGCTAATAATATGTATCTTGTAGGAGAAAATGGGCCTGAATTAGTAATGCCCAAATCAGCTGGTATGGTACAAAATGAACAAAAAACAGATTCATTAATTAAATCTGCAATTAATAAATCATCTAATGGTTCAGCTCCTATCTTAGTAAATGCACCAAATACAACAAATGCACCTACAAATAATAGTTCAACAAATGTTGCAGCAAGTACCTTTGTTGAACCAGATGCAATGTTTAGACGAAACTCTACATTTGCGATATAAAAAAAAGGGGGTTTTACCCCCCTTTAATTAACCTGCTAACTTAGCAAAGTAGTCCATAGTATCATCTTCTTCTTCCTTTTGTGGAACAGAAGTTGACTCTACTGCAACAGTATCAATCTTTGGAGCTGCGATTGGAGCATCCTCTAGTTGATTTGCAACATTACCAACAGTAACACTACCAGATAGAACTGCATCAAGACGAGTCTTGAGTTCTTCGTATGACTTGAAGTTAGTCGCAGCACTAAACTCATTTAATGCATACTGTGTCTTCCAAGTTTCTTCAATCTTCTCATCATTGTCAAACAATGCTGATGCATTATCAAAGTCAGAACTATCGTAGTTCCAATAACCAGCAACCTTACGAATCTTTAACTTAAAGTTTGCACCTTCCCAAAAATCAAATGGGTTGATTGCCTTCTCGTCTTCAAATTCTGGTTGCATTGCAGCCATAACCTTATCAAAGATTTTCTTCCCATAACGGAACAAGAATACTTTACCTTCATTCTCTGGGTGTTTTGTATCTGACACCACATAGATATTAGAGAAGTATTGTAACTTTCTTTTCTGTTTACGAGCAATCTCTTTGTCTGACTCAATACCAGTATTCCAATATGCACTATTCATTTCAGAAACTGGATCGTTCTTACCAAGAGTGGTTAACGAGTTTTCGATATACCATTGACCAGTAGGCCCTTGAAATGCATGATTCCAAACCTTTGCCCAGGGCATATCTTCACCTTCTACTGCTGGTAGAAAACGAATAACTGCATAACCATTACCAGACTTATCTACTTCTGGTTTCCACAATCTTTCGTCTTTGTAGGATTTCTTCTCTTGGGGTGCGTTTTCTTTTTGTACTTCGCCAAGTAACTTGTCTAGAGAATTACTTCTCTTTAGGCTTTCTAACGACATATTATATCTCCTTATTATCGTATGCTATTGTATATAGTTCTTCGTATGTTAATACTGGTTTACCAATTCTATGGAACTTTACATTGGGGTAATCCCTCTGTATCATTCTAAACTGGTTATCCCAGTTAGTCGTGTTAAACCCACGACTACTTTCAGGCAGATAATTATCACTACCCTTGTATATGTTATTTAGTGGTTTTGAATAACTACTTCCATCAAAACCTAACATGTACACTTCTTCTGCACCATACTTGCAAGCAAGATATAATGCAGTATTCCCTGCTGACCAATCTCTAGGATAGTCAATATTAATTACTTTATCGTTGTATTCTTCTACCCAAGTAATATAGAAACCTACATCTTTCTCAGCCTTACGTCTAAGATCATCAATCCAAATATAGGGATTGTGTTGTAATACCTCTTGTATATTCGCTTCTACTGTTTCTCTTGTCTTACCTTGAACAACACAACTTCTTCTACCTAACTGTGGTGTTTCATATCTTGGTGTATCATTGTTCGCCATAACCATATCTGGATTAAAACCAGCTGGTAACACTTCCCAATCACTAAACCAACATTTGTGGTCAAAGACATACTTTGATTCATATATCTCTTGTTGCATAGCATAGTCTACAGAAACAAGATTGTCAACTACAAAATCACGATAGATTGCATTACATCCCCATGTTATAAAGTCACCCCCTACAATTGGTTGTCTGGGTCTTGACTCTCCGTTTCCATAGACTAAGTGTATCATTTAGACATTCTTCTCCTAATAGTACCATCTTCAGTACTACCACCTTTTGTAATTTCAATAGAGTTAGTTCCATCTGTACCATCAGACTTAACTACATAATCTGCATTATGATTATCTACCCATCTTTCTTTCTTTACGAAATCAAGCTTGTAACTATCTCTATCAGATAGATTTGCAAGAACATTAAATGCAAGACTTACTCTTGGGTCTGTAGTTTTGTTCTGACCAAAACCATGAAACAAATAACTGTTAAACATAATCAACGAACCTTTAGTACAAGGCATTGCAACTCTATTTGTAAAGTTAGGATTTGCTTTGTGATAATGTTTTCTCAATGATATAAATGGGTCTGCATTGTATGCAACCTTTTCAAACAACAATGGTGGGTGATTTGGTGTAGACTCAATATAGTAAACACCACTAATCAAAGAGTTACTATGATTATGCATACTCTGAGCAGAATTAGGCCTCGACTTGTTTATCCATGATTCATGTATCCAAAAATCTTTATATGAAAGTGTCATTACATTATCAAAGTAATCTTTAATACATTCTTCAAACCATACTTTTAAATCATCTAATCCTTTACTGTCAACAATATTTGGGTTCTCTGAACTAAATTGTGTTGAGTCTGGATTACCACCACCTTGTTTAGAATAATCGAAATCATCTATATCTGGTACGATTGGTGGATTAGGGTTTTGATATATCTTCAAAACTCCAGCTGGAAATATTGGTATTCCGTTATCCATTTCTAAGTGCCTTCCATGATACTGGAAACTTAGTTGATGCATTGAAATCAATCAAATCTGCAATCACTTGAGTTTCCATTTGTGTGTCTGGTTTACACCTTAGATTACATACTCTTGCAAAAGCCATAAGACTACCAGACCAATACCACTCTGTATATAAGTTCTGTGGTAAAACCATTCTCGCCATCTCTGGTGCAATGTCTGACTTCAATAGATTGTTATATGTTTCTTTTACATATTCCATTGTAGATTCAATATTGTATTCAATAAATTCATCAGAAGACCCTTGTTTCTTATCATCAGCCTTCAATCTCCATTCACTAGGAATATAGAACTCTGGTTCATCATCAACATAACGTCTACTGACTTCGTTCCACACCAAACCGACTTGGTGTTTCACAAGTTGTCTTGCAACAAAGATTGGTGCTTTAATTCTGAACTGCAAAGATGCATGTCCGAATGGACTCCAATGATTGTGCTTCGCAAGATAGTTGATGAGTTTTGCATCTTTTTCAGAAAACTCATCACTCTCTTTTGCGAAAGAGACTCGAGCAGCGTTAACTACACTCAAGTCTGTTCCCATGCTATCAACTAGGTGTACGTTCATACTTTTTCTTCTCCGTAAACGCCCTACGAGTTGGTCTGTAACCTTTCGGCCACTCTGGCATACGAGATGCAAGTTTCTTACACCTTTCTGCCAATTCCTCGTTCTTGACAACGAGTTCTGCGTTGTCTGCTTCGAGTTCCTTAACTCGATTCTTGAGGTGCATGTCCTCAAGTACTTGAAAAGCATTTTTTGCTTCTATCTTCATTACCATAATCTCCTATATTGGTAGTTGAGCTGTTTTTTCCAAGAAGTTTAATTCTCGAGCATTTGCCTCAATTTTCTCTTTGAGACCCTTAGTAATCAAACGACCTACTGTATCTGGTTCTAAATCATTCTTCTGACAATACCAGATGACAGCATCCATGTGATTAATTCTTTTCTCTAGTGCGACTTTCTCTATCTCTAATGAGAATGTTTTAGGTGTTTGCATTTAATTCCTCTGAATTGTTTGATTTAATAGACTTATTATACAACACATTTCGACTAAAGTCAACCCATAATTTAACAGTATTATTTAAATTATATGTTGATGTTGGATCATTAGGTTTATAGTATGACTCTACAATATGTTTGCAAATATCTGCATCTTCTTTATGATAACTCATTCGTGTTCTCCCCCAGCATCTCTTGGGTCTAGTTCGTATCTTTTACCCTTGATGTAAATTGCTCTTGCACGACTTGGTGTGTGATAACCTTTGTTTATAAGGAATCTAGGATTACTTTTTGCAGTTTCAAATACTGCGACTGTCATTGCAATTGCAGCTATAATGAATATGTGTGCGATTGTAGTAATACCAAATATCCACATACTAGTAAAGTATGAACTAAATGTGATACACCACATCCATGCTAGTACTTGGATAATCATATGTCTGGTATTCGTATCTGGAATGTTCTTTAATGGATTACTATTATGGTTCATAACAGAGTTCCAAGTATCATAAATGTATTTCATATTCACCTCTAAAAAATTAGGTGGTGGGATTCTGTTGCTAAGTTCCCACCGAACTCCATGAGATTACGCAGCTAGTGCGAAACCCTCGATTGCAAAATTATCGTTTGCATTTACTTAAATGAACTATTAAGCGTTCAACCTATGGTTCTACTCAATTCCTATCTCTATCTGTCGATCCTATTTCACCCCCATATATTTTGGTGGAGGTGATGGGTACTGCCCCCATGTCCAGTCTAGTCTTTAGATTGTATCAACAAACCATACTATATTTATAACATAGATTCTTTATAAAGTCAAGGTTAAATACCAAGTTTTTTTGTTGGTGGTGTCTGATTAATATATTCTTTGAATTTATCTTCTCTGAAACAAAAAAGATTTGCAGGGCCATTAAATTGTCTCATTGCAGTAGCTTCAATTGATTTTAAATTTACTTTAGCAGTCTCTTGACAATGTGTTAAAGATATATACTTCATGTTTGTAAATATAAAGTGATCTGCTGTTCCGTCATCATACAGATTCAAGGAGATCAGTACTAGTAACCATTTCATTTTTTTCTTCCCATTCTTTGATGGTATCTGACAACAAGGGTAAATACTCTGCCTTATCTTTGACAAACTCTTGTACTACACCATCTTCTGTTACAACCAGAATACAAATTTGATTGATTGCAATTCCAGTTCGTTCTTCAAACATCTCTGCATAGGCAGACGCTTGAATATAGTAACTTTCATTCCAAGCATCACTTCGTTCTTTAGTTGATGTTTTAAAATCTATAATTGACAGAATACCATTGTACTCTGCAATACAGTCTACACGACCAGCTACCTTATATTTATCAGAATAGAGTCCACACTCTTGTGCATAAATGTTATTCACTTTTTGCAATACAGAATTTCTGAGTTGTTTGAATAGAGTGTATGGTAGAAATTTCTTTTTATGTTTTGACCAGTTATCTGGATAATTGAGAGGCATATTGTTTAGAAAGTCTTCACACATATGGTGAACTGCTGTTCCTCTGTTTGCCGCCTTTTGTGCAACATAGTTTGCAACTTCTTCACCAACTCTTTTTCTCCACTCAAAGAGTCCTTTCTTATTCCTTACAGATAGGACTGTAGTGATTGATGGATACTTATTACCCTCTGGTGTTTCGTATAAACGAATACCATCAGTTGTTTTTGCTGTTATCTCTGGGAGATTTATCGTCTTGTGGTTGTATTCTTTCATCTTTATCGCTTTCTTTAATTTCATATTCTGGTGGAACTTTACCCCA